ACATAAGAAATGGATTAATTTTGGACAACTCGGATACCAAGATTATACAAAACATCGCGATAAAACTAGACGCAAAAATTACCTAACACGTTCCAAGGGTATAAAAGGTAATTGGAAAAATAACAAATATTCACCAAATAATTTGAGTAGAAATATTCTTTGGTAACAAAAACTTTATAAAATTATAAATACATTTTATTATACAAAAAAATATAATGAGTATAATATATGGGTGTACATGAGAATAATAATATTTCTGGAGTTGGTGTGTTAGAATCAATGTCCTTTTATGCTCCGATTTTGATTACATCATCAATTATATTATTTTCATTGTTCCAAGCAGCGCTTAGTAAGGGTATTTTTTACTTGCTTTTGTTATTTTTGATATCATCATTACGTTATTTCTCATATAGTTTTTTTGAGAAAAAAAATATGTTTGCCATCACATCAACATATAGTATATTTATATTAGCATTTACATTATGTTATTTATTTATCCCTATGGTAATAATATCATCCGAATATCCGGGTTTAAGTATTAATTATGGAGTTGTTTTATTTTTCTTGATTTATATAACCATTGATTTTTCAATAAAACAGCGCGAAGGATTTATCAATGAAATATTGGGAGAACCAATAATGTGGGATTTTCTTGGAGGTTTAGGTTTAGGAGGGTTATTGTCTATTATAATTTATGGTAGTAAAATTAAAAATTATTTATTTATTAATGAAATGATTTCAGGTAATCAGGTATGTTCAAAACCAACAAAACAAAAATTTAAATGTTCTGTTTATAAAAATGGTGAGATAATAAGTTCGGGAGTGTAATTTATCTTTCAAAACAATTAATATTAGCGATTAACCATATTTTTAATGAGTTTAATAATCGTTTACGATGGAATGAATCTGATAATAAAGTCATATTACCATTCGTATTAAATTTGCTACAAAAATGATTATATTCATTTATGAGATTTTTGTTGTTATATGTTGCATTTAGATTTTCATAATTAAAAGTTAATTTTAAGGTTCGTTTATTTACCGAATTATGAAATACAAAAAGAACTTTTTGTAAATCACTTTTCGTTATTATTGTATCTAATTTAGTATTTTTCCAAAATAATTTAGCGTGTTGAGCGCAGTAAGGACATGGTAACACATTACATATTTGAATAATAAACGATATTAATTGTTGTTTTATATTATTAAAATCTTCTTCTTTGACCTTTTCAGCAAATGTATGAAATAATTTCCAAATTGGCGGTCCCCATTCAGATCTACCCATTTTATCTTATATTTAAGCAAAATAATATAATTTTCAATATTTATATCTAAATATACCTAAAGATTATATGAGAATATAATTAACAATAAATGAAATATATTTTGGAAGATGATATTAACTTTTATGATGAATTAAGTATGATATCAAATGATGTGATATCAAATGATGTGATATCAAATGATGAGATATCAAATGATGATAATGAATGTCTAATTACTTTGATGCCATTGAGTGATAATCATGTTACATTAGAGTGTAATCATAAGTTCAATTATATGCCTTTATATACTGAAATATTTCAACAAAAATTTGTATATAAAACATATAGTCCTAACATGATGAATCGTCCAGACTTCCTATTATTAAAAAAATCTAAATCTGATTTTTTTATTAGATGTCCATATTGTCGAAATATGCAATTTACAATTATACCATATTATCCTGAATTTAATGTGCCAAAAAGATATGGTATTAATTCTATTGATTCAAATTATAATGAAATTAATACACCTTATATAAGTAACATTGTTAAAAATGATACATTTGGTAGTGCGTTAATTTATGCTAATACAGATTTTGGATTATCATATACAAAAGGTAAATGTTGTGAAATTATACACGATAATTATTTAAAACAAGTGCTTTGTCATAATGAATATGTGATTGGGATTCCTGAAACAAACCTATCATATTGTCATGAACATTATAAACAAGGATTTAATAATTATAAACAAGAACAACACCAAAAAATAAAGAAAAATAAAATAGATATTGCTATTAAGTTAAAAGCAGAAAAACTAAAAATTAAAGCAGAAAAACAACAAATTAAAGAAGAAAAACAACAAATTAAAGAAGAAAAACAACAAATTAAAGAAGAAAAACTAAAAATTAAAGCAGAAAAATTAAAAACTACGACTGAATTATCTACATCAATTACTATTAATAATCCTGTTCAAGAATGTTGTAAAACAATATTAACTACTGGTTTCAATAAAGGTAAAATATGTGGTATAAAAAAAATAAATAGCAGTTGTTTATGTTTTAGACACCAGAAAAAACTTGATAAAAAATAAATATATTTATTATAATTTAAAAATATATTTATACTTATAAATAACTATGACTAGTCAAACAGAAGATATTAAAAGGATACTACGTGAATGGGTTGATGGTGAAAAGGAATTAAAACAAATGAAAACTATTGTTAAGAACAAAAATAACGCACAAAAAGGTGTATTAAAATCATTAGCCAATATAATGAAACAACTAAATATAGATTCGTTTGATACAAAAGAAGGCGAAGTTAATCTTAAACAACGAAAAACTAAAAAAGCACTGTCCGGAAAATTCATATTAACTTTATTAAACAAATATTTAGAAAGTAATACAATAGAAAGTGCTGAAGAAGTAACAAAATATTTATTAGATAATAGGGAAGTAATACTCAAGGATATAATAACATTAAAATAAATACTATATTGTAAATAAACTAATATAAAAATTACTGACCTATATTTTTATGACAAATAATAATTATAATTATAGATATTTAATTAAGGAGAAAACAATTTCATATTTAGATGTGGATGATATTATGAATAACCCATATAATATAAATGGAATGTTAAATATAATTTGTTACCATATTACAGACTCAACTAAATACCCATTTATTCAAATAATTGTTGAAAAAATCCCACATTGTAATGGAATTATAAACGAAGAATTTATTTTACCTTGTGTTCAGTTATATAATCAAACAGATACTATTGAAAATATTGTTTTAAAACAGACACATTCTTTTTTGAAGAAAATTGGAATCGATTCTATAAATCAAGACATTGATTATAATGGGATTCTTACTGATATATTTGATGAACAATATGCAGTTGTTGATATTAGTAATATTGATATATCAAATATTGGGCAACTATATAGAAACAGTCCATTGTGGTTCGCTTTACCATCAGAAATTATAAATATTGGTAAAATTTGCAATATTGATATTTGTGAAAGATTAAGAGAGTTATTTACATATATGCCCGAATTAGGTATATTACATGATATAGATACTAAATCTACAATACCATTACCATACGCCGCTTATACTGGTTCATCATTAAAGAAATGCGCTTTTTATTCGGTTTTTGGAAATCCTAAAAGAACTATATCTCAATTAAATGAAAAATATTATTTCTTTTATAAAAACTTTGGAAATTCTGTAAAAGAAGGTGGTTGGATTGATAAAGGTGGTTGTTCTAAAATCGATATGAACGATAAAACTATTACTCATAGCAATTCTAATGAAATACTTATTGACAATGAATATGGTCGTTATATTATGGGTGGAATAGTTAGATATGCGATTTTTTCTACATATGATTCTGTTATTCACACAGAGGAAACTAATGATTTAACAATAACTGATGATATTATTAAAGAGTATGATACTCAAGTTATATTTATTTCATTTAAAACAACTGTCACTAATTATAAACCTAACGTTTTAGTGAAAGACTATGATTCATTTATCCCATTATCATATCATAGATTAGATAAAAGAGATATAGGCATAAATTTTGATTATCAACAGAAAGACATATATATGATTGCATAAATTAAAGAATTATATATTTATTTATTTCTAAACAATTATATAATGACAGGTGGATTTATTTCAATGTTAGGTATGTTACTATTATTAATGTATACAACCTCAAAATTAATGGATTTTTATGGTAATACTTCTAAAGAATATCTCAATTATTTTGCATTTTATTTATTTTTACTATTATCATATGTTGTTTTACCGAAGAAATATAATAAAATTGTGATTGATTAAACCCTAAACCCTAAACCCTAAACCATAAACCCTAGGTAATATAAAAAAAACATTTATAAACTCTCAATATTATCATCATTGTAGTTTGTTAGTTCTAGACTTTGAATTCTTGAACTTATACTCTTTGTGAGTAATGCTTTGTTGTGTTTTTTATTTAAATTATCTAAAATTTCATTAGGTGTTGGGTCTCTGTTATTTTGTTTATCGAACTCTAATATAAATCTATCTATTGCTATGTTGGTCTCAATTAACTTGTCTTGTGCTGGATCTGAACATAATTGTCTTGTATGTGGGTTACAAGCATCTGCTGTTGATATTAGTTCATCGCATATTTCAGGTTTAATTATAGGGTGTTTTATTTTATCATCTAACAATTCATTATTTTTGTCCTTTTCTTTATCTTGTTTTTTTAATGTGTTTTTAAAATCTTTTAAAATCTCCTCAGGAATAATTGGACTTGTTTCCATCAATCTATCATATTCTTCTTTAGACATTTTAATCATATGTGAGACTTCTGTTCGTTCTGCGTGATTCCTAGATAACTCAACTTTTATGTTTCTATAAAATTTATCCCAAGATATAGATGATACACGATGTGCTTCATTTAATTGAGTTATTTTTAAAAATTGTTGAATTGTTGTAATTAATCCAGCTAAAATATTAAATCCCCCAACAACCATTGCAAATAAATTACGATGTTCGACTGGAACCCTTTCTTGAGCAAAATTAGCAGTTCCTGTAAGTGTTGAAATTATAATTACAGGTATAGTGTACCAAGTATTTCTTTTATGATACATACCATGTGATTTTGAATGTAACCACCTAAAACACATTGCTTTATCTGCCCATTCAATTAGAATCTTTTCGTGATCTACTGTCCAATTTTCAGGTTTCTTTGAGTTGTCATTCATTACCTTTATAAAATATAAATATATATTAATTATTAAAATATATTAATAATTAATATATTGTTAATATATGAACGATCAACTGAAAAGAAATAGCGAGCTATTTAACAAAATATATGAAGAAAAAAACACAATTAGTTCAGTATTTACTGAATTATCTAGACGTATAACAACTCTAAATAATACATATGAACAATATATAGAACAAACAACTAAGACTACATTAGTAGTATTTGCTTTAGATTCCTTTAAATTTCAAGGGACTGTTATGCAATATGAATATGATAATATGTCACATTTATTTAATATAATAAATAATAAAATGTATTGTGAGTATTACAAATTACAAAGACATATATATATATACATACAAAAAATATTACAGCAAAACCCAAAATTTAATACAGATGATATATCGACAGCAATGACACAGATTTCGAATGAAGACACACCTAAGTATGATGATTTAGCGCCATTAAAAAAGTATGCTTTTGGATTAATCCAAAATCTGCATTCAAGTATAATAATAATGATGGATAAATTACTACAGATTATAACATCTCAACAACTTGATATTAAACTACACACAAATAAGAGAGAAGAAGGATTACATCTTGACAATTTTATATCTACATACAAACGTGATATTTCAAATATACAAACAACATATAATTTATTTCAAAATTTTTTAGATTTCTTTTATAAATCACATACTAAACATTTTAAACGATTTGCTGAAAAGTTAAAACAGATGAATGTTCAAATTACGAGTGATTTAACAATGAATAGCGCTGGTATAGTTAATAGTGCGAATTATAATGCTGATATAATTGCAGGTGATAGTATAATTGCTGGTGATATAGATACTTTAATTAATTCATTAAACGTAAAAACAGTTGATGACACACTATCTTCAAATAATTCCGTTGATGCGGTAAAAACAATTGATGACACACTATCTTCGAATAATTCCGTTGATGAGGTAAAAACAATTGATGACACACTATCTTCGAATAATTCCGTTGATGAGGTAAAAACATTGGATGAGGTAAAAACATTGGATGACACACTATCTTCAAATAATTCAGTT